CCCCGTAATCTTCCGAAAGTTCATATCCAGCCAAATACGGATATTCCCAGGAACTTCTTGCCACAGATCTGTAAAAAAAGTTTGGTTGACTTGAACCAACCTCTTTACTGCTTGGATTACTTGATTGGGCAGGCAGCTACGCAGATAACCTGCAGTGATGATCTGTCCTGTGCTGGGATTACTCAGGCATTGCGCCAACTCTTCATAGAGCTTGATCATAAACTTGGTAGGCTTGCCCTTGCGCACGTCTGCCACGCCTACGGCCATCACGTGTTTGAGCAGGGTTTGAAAGTCCAGTTTCCCAGACTTAAGGAAACCGGGGCCGCGCTTATACACATAACGAACCACGTCAGGGATATACGCACTGAGGCGGGTAAAATCATCAATATTGAGGTAACGGATGGTGATCGTGCGCTCATTGGCTCCCATGCCCAAGACCACTTGGTGATCACTCTCTGTATAGAACTCGACAGGAAACTCATCGGTTCCCACTTCAAATTCAGCAGAAACCTCTTCAATCACTTCCTGACGCAGTTCTGCTTTCAACTGCTCAGGGCTGGCCATAAGGCGACCAAACAGGGCGTTTAGTTCATCCTGCGAAACCCCTTCGAGTTTGCTCATGGCTTCGTATGCTTTGGATAGCGTAGAGTCTTGTAATTCAGACATTTAACCTGTAGTATCTCCCTCCGATTATTTGCAGCTTGCCCTTCTCCCAAAGGTCAAAGATCCGCATGTCGATGTAGTGCTGTGCATATCCCGTAACGATCCTCACGCCGGTATGCCCTGGCACTGGATCACCGTTCAGGCTGCTTTCAAGCTCGATAATGTTTCCCGATACGCGCTTGATAAACCGATAGTTATACACGGCATCCTGAGTGGTGTTGCCCACTGGAATGCGTAAAAAAAGCCCCTTCCATAAGTTGAGGGGCGGGGGCGGTGCGAGAGTGTTCTCTTTGTTGAAGCGCTCCATGGTGAGAAAGGAGCGTGTGAGTGGTGCGGTATTCCCGATGCGGATGTTGTCATCAGGACGGAAGGTATAGTCTTGAATAGACTCGACACTCCCGTCCTGAGGGATCAACGCCGTGAAGTCTGGGAACATCGCTTCTTTACGAATGCGATGCCCCATAGATTAGCTCAAGGCTTTGGCGATATTGCGGGGGATGAAATGCTCAGTGGAGAACTTGGGAACAGAAACGCCTGTGCCTGTGTACTCCGTAGCATTTGCAGCAACGGTCAGATCCATGCCCATCACTTCATTGTTGCCGCCCTTTTTATTGGTGGCACCTGTGACGATAGCAGAGGGATAGTTGACCACGTGAACGCTTTGGTCATCACCTGAGGTTTTGATATTGAAGTGACGCTCTTTGTAGTCACCACCACCCTCAATCTGGCTGATCTCAGTGGCACGTTTCAGCACTTGATTAGTGGCCGGGGCTTTAGAGAAGGGGGTACGCAGGGTAACAGTATCACTGCTGACCTTTTTAACGTAGCGCTCTTCTGTAAATTCGGTCAGTTGACCTTCATTGAACGTGGTATACACCAGGTCGTCAGTGGTTAAACCAGTTGCACTGCTCAAGGTCAATTCCGTGGACAGAGATCCAGCAGAAATTGTGGCTTGAGTAAAACCGGTGGTAGCCTGAGTGATTACAGCAGCAATACTGGACATATTTGCCAGATTGGTCATAATCATAGAAGATTCATTCACTGAAAGCTGAAACCCAGCAGAACGCTCGGACATGTGGCGCTCATGGGTAACAGCAGTTGTGCCGTGTTTGACTTCTACTTGGGCAGTTGAAGGCTGAAACTGAAGTGATCCAGGAACGACGTTACCAGCTACCTGAAACTCAGCAGAATCATAAGCGAGTCCCGCGTCAGGGTTCTGAACACGCAACTCAGTATTTGATGTTTTGGAGGGCTGTTTCTGCCCACCATAAAGATCGGGTTTTAAGCTCGACATGGGGCTTTCTCCTTACTCGTAATAGAGGTTGAAATTTGTAAACAAATGACTCAGCGTTGGGTCTTCGTCAGGCTGGGATTCCCACCCGTTGCGATTCGTCAGCGTGAGAGTCATGTCATGCAGTGGCAGCGCTGTGCGTGGCGGGGTCGTTTTTGCTGCCTCATAATCTGTCTGAGAAACACTGCACTCCATAATTGAGAGCGCAGGGTCAAGCCCCAGACGGGTGAACACTTGGCCTGCAATGCGTTGGGCCAAGCCCAGCTGATTGCCAGCGGTGTAAACGTCTAATTGGATGGCTGTGATCAGCTTTTGCCGCTGATTATTCCAGCCCCCGCTGTTGAGAAACCAACCTGCGACATAGGGATACACAGGGGTTGCGGGCTTTGCGCCATGGGGATACCAGTTGACGGTCACGCCCAGGGCTGTGCTGATCGCGGTGCAAATGGCCCTCATGCGGGCATTGAAAGAGGTGGATGAATTGAGGGTGGCGTCTGCCCAGTTTTGGAGGCTCATTGCTGTAACCTCTTGAGGTATATGGCATAGTGGTGGGTCTTGAGATACTTGATCCCGTCACTGTTCCAGAGGGTGTACTTGATCGCACTTCCACCTTGGGGCGTGAGGGTGAAATATTCAGCGGCTTGCAGATTGGCCTCAGACACGACAGAGCGATCCACGATCACCATCGCGTCACCGATCTTGCGGCTTTGGGGGCCATCGTCTTCGTATTGCTCAGAGAGGTCGATGTTCAGATAGGCAATGCTCGCAGGGGTAGCCGTGGCTGTACCTGGATCGCCCGCATCGGGGTCTGCCACTGTGTAGGTGGTCGTCACCCTGGCAAAGGCATAGGTATTGGCAAAGGCTTTGCCTTCGAGAGAGTCAGCAAAGACCACCTCAAGCAGCTTCGACACTTTGCGCATGTCATAGCCACGGACGATCAGATACCCACTGGAGGCAGGGCCGTCAGGGGTGCGCTTGCTGCTGTGTTCTCTGCTCTTGCGGAAGTGGACTTGGGCCTTGAAGTTCTTGGCGGTGCCTGTGGTGACAGTGCCCCCTGAAAAGGTCTGTGTACTGATGGCTGCTGTCTCACCCTGCATGATGGTGGGCACGATCCCGCCCACGGGCAGGGGCTTCACATCAATCACATAGAGATCCCTGGCCACGCCCGCGATGGAGCTGATCTTGTCCGTGGGGCTGATCAGTACCGATGCGCCTGCATTGTCGATAGCGTAATAACTACACACTGAAGGCGATGTCCCGGGTCATGAACTGTTTGAGAATCATGTCCACAATGGGGATGCCCGTCAGACGCCCGCCCGACATGGCTTCAGAGAGCTTGTAACTGTGGCGATCTGTCTTCTCTTCGGTGATGCCGTAAGAGCGCAGGACTGCCAGCAATTGGCCACCGCCAACCTGATCGAGCCAAGCCACGGCCAAGATGGTCACAGCTTTTTTGATCAGCTTGGGAACGCCAAATGTCCCATCAGGGTAGCGCGAGAGCCACCCCCACGAACCAGTGACCGCTATATTCAACGTGCCCTCTGGGAACACACCAAAATAGCGGCTTTCAATGTCCCAAGAGTTCGAGCGAAAGATTGCGATCTTGGGGTAGGTCTGGTCTGTGGGGATGCGGGTATACGCTTTAAATTCCGTCAGCGGTTGCTCTATCCATGAACTGTTGCCAAACTGTTGCCACTCCACTTTTGTGAGCGACACCAGCGGCATGTCCAAGGGCAGAGTCTCAGACCCGTTGCCGTCAAAGTACCGGGTTTCAGTACGGGCCTCGAAATACTTCTGAGTGATGCGATCCACATACTCTGAGGCAAAGTCGATGGCGGCCTGTACCGTGCTGTCTCCGTAGAGATCAGAGGATACCCCATCAGAGCGCAGGTCTGAGACTGTGACGTATGCCATTACTTGCCGCCTTTGCCCTTGGGCTTGGCTTCAGCTTTGGCGGGTTCGTCAGGGGTTTCCTTGGCTTCGGCTTTGGGGGCAGCCTTGGGCGCGTCTTCGATCTCTTTGATTTCAAAGTGACCGTCAAAGCGCAAGACTTCTTCCACATACTCAGCATCAGCAGCAGAGTAGTGATAGACGATGCCGGGAAAGTACTCCTCACGATAAAGGGGGCCACTTAACGGCCCCCCAATCAAGGTGACTTCATATCTCATGGGTCACCCCTTAAGATGCGACTACAGCGTCTTGGATGTTGATAGCGCGAGCTACCCAACCTTCTTTGACAAACTTGAAGTCCACACGGGTACGGCCCACGATCTTGACGATGCCTTCATCAATGAACTCCTGGGTTTGGACGTTCATATTGTTGACATCAATGGCAACGATGAAGTTGTTGCGCTTGGTCAAGAAGATCTGAGGCAGCACTTGATAGGTCACTTTGACAGTGGCACCGCTGGAGATTGCGCCGGTGGTAATACGGACAATCGAACCAGTAGAGGTGGTCAGAGTGTAATCGGTGTCAGCCACATAGGGGGTAGCTGCGGTGCTGCTCAGGGTGGAGGCGTTCACAAATACGTTGGCTGCGCTGGGCAGGTTGGTGTATTTGAGGGTCACAGCGGTTGTGCCGGTCAGGGTGATGTGTTCAGTCACATAGGGGTTGACGTCCAGCAAGGGGCAGGGCACAACCAAGATGCCACGGAACATGATCATGTTGTCTTCGGTCAGATACAGATCGCCTTCGGCGGTATCGCGCTTTTTGAGGTAGCTGCGCAGGTTCTCATCAATATTGCTGGGAACGTAGAAGCGCAGTTCAGACTTCTCTTGGCGATAGTCAGCCGGCAGCTTTTTCAGGGTGTTGTGCAGGATCAACTGAATGTCAGCACTGTTGCTGGCATTGTAGGTCAGCACACCTGAACCAGAGGCATCAGCGGCAGCGATCACACCGTTGAACTGTGCGAAGGTGGTGTCTTTGATGCGGTCGGTAGCGTGGCCGGTGCCGTTGTTTTTGAAGTCAGCTTCTTTGATGGAGGGGCCAAGGGTATTGGAACCCCAAACCATTTTCTCCATATCGTTGGCGATGACGGTGGACATGGCATTTGCCAGGGCGTTGGTCTTGCCAGCGGTATCCTGATTGGTGCCCAAGCGGCGAATGTAGCTGTGGTGCAAGGGCAGCACTGCTTTGACATCTTTGGGGTCGAACTGTACCTTGGTGGTGGCAGGGGTGCGACCGCCGGAAGTAGAGCCGTCATCCAGCTCGAGGTAGCGCCCGGTCAGTTCCAGGGTGTCGTAGTCGAGACGGTCATACAGTTTGACAAAGGTGGCATGATTGGCCAGCACAGAGGCGTTGATGGTCAGATCTGCCAGTTCTTCACGCTGCTCAGGGTTGAGGGTAGCGGTCACGCTGGAAGCGGTCAGGGTTTTATTAACCTGCTGTTCGAGTCGAGCAAGTTTCTGTTCGAGGGTTTCAGTTTGCATTTTCCTTTTCCTTTCAATTAGGCCATTTCGGCAATTTTTTCAAATACAGAACCGCTAAACACGGCCTTCTTTTGGGGTTCAGCAGTGGGAGTAACACCGCTTCCGACTTGCCCGACGGGGCGTTGATTCATAAACCCTTTGAGCATTGCTTTGAGTTCAGCAAGTTCAACAGCGGTTTTGTCCTCTACAGGTGCAGAGGCTTCT